TTTTGGCATTTGTGCAAGCAAGTGGCTGGTAACTTACATGATATAACCATATACACACCAAGAAAGGCACAAGGTTATGTCCTAGAAATAGTTAAATAAAGTGTTAGAAAGTGTTGCAATTATATGAAGATTTGCTATTATAGGGGAGTAGAAAATTGTTTCTACATTACATAAAAGGTAAAAGATATGAGAAATGAAAAGTTAAGAATGGCACTAGGAGAGGGTTCTAAGATGTTTACTCTTAGAGCTTTCTATAAATATGCAGATGGGTGGGGTAACATCCATGAGTCAAGCTATCATATACAAAACTTGAGCATTGACCCTGCACAGGCTCAAGAAAAAGCTAGAGCTTATGCTGATAAAAGAGATATGCCCTTAATGGACACATCATGGGTCTTTGATGTCAATACATTTGATATTGAGAGAAAAAGCAAAGAAGAGCTTGCTCGTCTTAAGGCTGAGAAAGAAAAAAGAATTGCTAGAGCAAAAGAGATTAGTGCCAAGATACAAATGAATTATCACACTCTTATGTGGGGTTACTTTATGGCTCAGTCATGCAGAAAGTTTGATGACTTACAAAAAGTCGCTAATGTTGCTGAACTAGATACAGAAAACAGAGTTACTATCACTGGCGAGCTTGTCCATGAGAAAGAGTATTACAGTGATTGGGGTTGTGTGCTTAAGGGTATCTTTCTTCTTGAGACTGGTCAAAAAGTTTTTGGCTCAGTTCCTAGTATGAAAGATCAACCAGTTAACATTGGCGATGTAATACAGTTTGATGCAAAAATAGAAAAGCCAAAAGATTTTGATGGCACATTCTACTTTTTTAAAAGACCAACTAAAGCAAAATTTATTAGCCAAGTTAAGGAGGTAGCGTAACAAGTGTTCACAAGTGTTGACATTCAATGCTTGTGAGAGTAAATTTAAGTTTGTTCATTTAAACAAGGAGAATCAAAATGGCAAGAACAAGAAAAGAAGAGACTTACGATCAGATGATTGCAAGATATAGAAAGGACCTTGGAGAGGATATCCATGAGACATACACAGGGCGTTGTGTCCTTGGTGATCATGGTGAGTTCACATCTACCTTTGAAGGATTCCTCAATAACCCCATAGGTTGTAATGCTTGTATACAAAAAGGCATGATCACTTGGGACAGAGACTTCAATGAAGCATTAGTTTGGGAGGCAATAAAGAAAGTTATTGCAGATAAAAATAAACCTAAAGTAGAGGAGGCAGAAAGTGACACAGTATAAAGATGTTGTAGAAAAGCAAAATCAAAAGCTCAAAGAAGAGAAAGACGCAAACACAATTACAGGGCTTGGTTGGCAAAGAGAAGAGATGGGCAAAGCCAGTGTTGTCAGACATAAAAGATATCGAGATAGAGTAGAATATGAATATTCTGATAAACGCAAAAAGCCACACACAGAATGGAGATAAATTATCCATGTGGTTGGTTTGATGCAGAGCAACTGCCAAGGAACAACGATGAGTAAAACAACACAAGACTACAAAGGTAACTTTTATGACGAGGTTACCAAAAAACTATACAAGTGGTCAGAGTTTATGAAGCTATTAAAAGAAAGAAACGAGGGGGATAAAAAGGATGGTGCCAACAAATAAACCTATAAGCTTTGAGCAAGCTTTGTATGCTTACAAATGTCATTACCAAGACATGTACAACATGAGTGATGTAGAGATGCCCGACATTGTATCTTCATATGTGGATGCAAAAGGCGGTTGGTTTTTAAGAACCCACAACGATGAGAAATTAGCTCATGTATTAAAGTCGGGTTATGTTAAACTAAACTATTAAGAGAGGACCCTAAATGTTATTTAAAAAGAAAGACGATATCTTGTTGAACACTAGCAAGATGACAGCCAGTGAAGTAATAGAAACTTACGCTAGGCTCAACCTGTTTCAAAAGGCAGGACTGCTTAGGCTATTGGTTAGAGATGTGATCTTTGAACACAATGATGAGCAGATCAGTGGATTGGAGTTCAACAGCATTGAGGTAGACGGAGCTATTATTACAGCTAAGTCAGAAGATTGAATAAGTGTTGAAAAGTGTTGTAATTATCCTGTAATTTGTTATTATAGGTATGTAGGAAATAGTTCTTACACATTGGAGAAAAGATATGAATAAAGTATTTAAAATGGAGCCAAGCTTTGCTGAAGAATTTGAAATTGGCAATGACGAGTTTGAAATTCGTGTAACAGATGAGGGTGATAAGTTGGAGATTTGGAAAATTGGTTACGAAAATGGTAATTGTATTGGGTATGTAGATTTGATTGCTGAGTTTGATTTAGAGCAGATGAAATAATAATTAACACTCACTATATTAAAAGGAGCTTAGGCTCCTTTTTTTGTGGCTACAAGCGGTTGGGTATTTTGGCAACCCTTTTCATGGTCATAAACTTCCACAGTTCGGGTATAGGTCTTAGATCGTTATAGCCCATAGCAACACTAGGACCACTACCAAAATCTACATCTTGGGCTTTCTCTAAAAATTCTTTTCTACCTATCCACCCTGCAACCATCACTGAATCGGGTATATCGTGTGGTGTGACAAGAATGGCTACATCAGCCTTGAAGTATTTCTTTTGTTTAAATAATAAATGCCCTGCTTGGGTAAAGGTAGCCTTCACATCAAAGGACACATCGTTGTCCCACATGTCGATGTTCATATCAATGCCACCCTTGTGAATATCATGGTCTATTTGAAAGATTCTAGCTACAGCTAACTCACCTTTCACACCCAAGAGATCAATGTCGTGATCGGTGCGAGACTTATCTCTTCTTTGATTCGCAACGCCACTGGCTCTTGCCAACTGCCAACGCAAAGATGCCGCTTGTTCGCATTCTGATAAATCCTGTCTTGAAAATCTTACTATCATAATAATCCTTTTTTCTTTTTGTAACTGTGAATGCCAACCCTAAACATGGTTCTAGCTGTGTCATTCGGTAAGTCGTGATATGCCAAGTTTAATAACCTGTTTGAAAGCATGTACATACGCTGAGGCAACCACGCCACTGCAAGGTGGGTGATTGTCTCAATGCGTTTTTCCTCAAAGCCATAATCTCGTAAAAAGTCCTCTCTTTCTTTTTGAGTGTTAAACTCTGAAGCTTTACCTGCCCAGTAAATATGATCATGAATGGGGCGAGGTAAACTTTTAGCCAATTACAAATCCGTGAGTTTGATTGGCACAATCTGATTGTGTAAGTTGTATGGTGTGTAGATACCTGTTTGCTCACACTTCAACAATAAGTCCAGTGCTTGTTCATTCAGAGATCGACCATACTCTACAGCTTCAGGTTCCAACTCATAAACCACATATGGATATGGATGAGCTTTTTCTATTGCAAGAAACTGAAACCTATCAACCTCAGTCAGACCTACATTTTTAGCTGCATCAAGATAGAAAGCTGCCTGTTGATGATAGCCAAATGTTTTGACTGAATGTTTAAAGCCTCTTGGTGAAGCGTCACGACAGGTTTTAAGATCAACAATCACATTGTCTTGCAACATATCAAAACGAGCTTTACACAAATGCCCAAAGTAATCGAAGACGACTGATAGCTCGGTCTTGTCCTCGCCTCTTGGTTTAAATGCATCAAGAACCTCACAACGAGCTACACAAGTGTCATACAAGTCTTGTGAGACAACGCTACGATTACCGACAGAAGAAAGAAAGTCTGCATACTCTTCTTTGCCTGCCTTGGTTCTTTTGTCAACCTTAGGTGCTATGACGAACTCATCGTCAAACACATGAGGTTCTAAAAATAAACAATGTTGCAATCTACCCTCAACAAAGAATGAAGCCTCGCTGTCAGGCTTCTCTTCGTATTTATATTTATAAGGGTCTTTCATGATGGCTGAGAGATCGTGTGATCTAAAAGCACCAAGATCATTGTATTCGGGGAAAGGCATGTCGTCATACACTCCCTCTTCGTAGACCACGACATCGAAGCGTGGTTCAAAATCTATTACATCACCCATGGTATAAAAGGGGGGCTACTAAATCTATTTGTTATGGAGAATCAAATATGAAATATATATCATGACCTAGTAGCCCAAACCGTTAAAACGGGATTTGGTCCTCGATTGATTTCTTGTCATCAGCCAAGTTATCAAGAGAAGAAAACTCTGTTGACTCGTCTTTTTGTAGTTTAGCACTTTCAGCTTTATTAGATGCTACCACTTCAAAAGATTCATCAATCTTATTTTGTACCCATTCGGGTAAATTTACAAACACATCGCACATATCTTTGTTGTCTTTTGCATACTCATCAACATCAAAAGCTATTTGCTCATTGGTTGTTGCAACTTTCTTAACACCACCTTCAGGGTGATAGACAGCCGTTACTTTGGGATTACCGCCCGAAGTATATTCAACTTCAAGCTCACAAGTGCATCCTAAGATGTTGGTTAAATCAAAACCTTTAAGTTCATCATCGGTAAACTTTTTGTTACGCCATGAACATAAATGTAAAAACAAAGCAGACTTCTCATTAAGAGACAATGTGTATTGTTTCATGATTGAGAAAGGTTTGCCGTCTGACATCTTCTCCTCAAGTTCCCAGTATAAGAAGACACTGTGACGCTTCTTGGTTTCACCTTCATAGGTTTCGTTGTGTGTTCCCACATCAACAATTCTATAACAGGTTGCTTTATATCTACCCTTGGCAATGGTCTCAAAGTTACCGCTACCGCTATCGCTTATTGTTAAAGCCATATTTTTTCTCCTCAATAAAAATAATTATTGTTTATTTATTCCAAACAAAGTATATTGTAAGGTATTCAACACAACATAATATAGAAGTTTCACAGAGAGGGCAAGTATGGGGATCAAAAATATTAAAGGCGGAGGCAAGGAATACGACAAACCCTTGACCATGGAGTCAATGGGTAAGTTCACAGAGTTCTTAAAACAACATGGATTTGAACCTAAGAATGAAACACTGGAACCTAATCCCGAAAAACCACAAAGAGCATATACCAGTGTCAATGGCAAAAGAGCCATGTCAGGTTACTATGCTTACTATGATAACTTTGGCACACCTATTGGTTTTGCCTCTGATTATCGAACAGGACAAACTCATAACTTTAAATTATCTTCACGGAAATCTTCCGAGGTTAACTATGAAGCACTGGAGAAATTTAGAGAACAAGCAAGACAAGACCAAGAACAGAAACATTTGAAGGTCGCAAAGAAAGCCAAAATGATTTGGGATGCAGGCAAACCCTGTGACTCACATCCATACTTGGATTCTAAAAATGTACGCTCACACAACTTGAGAGAACACAATGGCAAGCTCTTGATACCCATCATCGATGAGAAAGGCAAGATGTGGTCGTTGCAGACGATCATGCCTGATGGATCGAAACGCTTTCTTTCGGGTGGTCGAACAGGTGGTTGTTTCTTTTTAATAGGTACGCATTTAATAAAAGAATCAAAGAAGATAGGATTTGGTGAAGGTTACGCAACTTGTGCAACGATCTTCGAAGATCAAAACATTCCTATGGTGGTTTGTTTTAACGCAGGTAACTTGTTGTCTATTAATACCAAGTTCATGGAATCCATTCCAAACAAAGAGTTTATTATCTATGCAGACAATGATGCCAACGGTATTGGTGAGAAGAAAGCAATAGAAGCCGCTCAACAATCCAATGCTGAGGTGGTGATGCCAACAGAAGAAGGCATGGACTTCAACGATCAAAAAGCAGTCACTGGTGAGATCATTACCAAGAAGGTAGATGTTCCTGACTTAGTAGAGTTTGAGAAAACCACGCAAGGTCGGATCATGGCTACCACAGATAACTATCATGCACTCATGAAGACTTATGACATTGAGTGTTATTACGATGTTATTAAGAAACGCATCGAGATAGAGATACCTAACTTTAAACCCATAGCAGATTTAAAAGATGAAGCACACTTAGTTGAATTAGAAAACTTGTGCATCAAGAATTTTGTACCCCATCAAAGAGTCCGTGATGCGATGAAAATCATCGCCCAAGAACACAATCCTGTTGCCCGTTGGATTGATAGTAAGCCTTGGGATGGTGTGTCTCGTATCACGGATTTCTGCGATACCGTCACAGCAGAGGATGAGAGACTCAAACACATGCTGATGAGAAAGTGGTTGCTATCTTGTGTAGCGGCGGCTTTTGAACTTGACGGTGTATCGCTAGAAGGATTGTTAGTCTTCCAAGGCAAGCAAGGACTAGGTAAAACCCTTTGGTTCAAACGCTTGGCTGAGTTCAACAAAGGTTGGTTACTAGAAGGAGCTACCCTTGATCCCAAAGATAAAGATAGCGTGAAGAAAGCTGTTAGTCATTGGATCGTAGAGTTAGGAGAGTTAGAGTCTACCTTTAAGAAAGCAGACATCAACCAACTCAAAGCTTTTATTACTTCTAAGTCTGATGAGATGCGATTGCCATATGATCGAACCTTTACCAATTA